AATTCTGTAACTGGTACTTCTGTCACTGGTACCACTGGTAATTCTGTAACTGGTACTTCTGTCACTGGTACCACTGGTAATTCTGTAACTGGTACTTCTGTCACTGGTACCACTGGATCTGGTACAGTTGACCCTCCAAGATGTTCTGCGTTTGAGCCTTCTCCTACACTCTCATCTGTAACAGTGGAAGTGACTTGCCCTAGTTTTATCACACTTGATACCACTGTCACACTTGGCTCCGCTGCACTTGGTATACCTACCGTTTCACTAAATACAAGCTCTCTTGACATACTTGCAGAAGTAGCAGTGAATGAACTAAAGTCAATTGCAGAAGAAGACTCAGAGGCAGGGGAAGACTCAGAGGTAGGGGAAGACTCAGAGGCAGGGGAAGACTCAGAGGCAGGGGATGCCGGTAGTGAAAACAATGAGCGACACCAGGAGATCATTCCAGTAAAAATAGGACTAATCACATCCCTTAATGGAGATGATTTTCGCATTATTCTACATAAAGTAAAGACGAAAGATTACATAACAATACGTGGCACTGACTCTAGTACTGATATTCATATTCCTTGTCGTGAGTTACTGGAGATGATTGGATCTGAGTCCAATGACTCTGAGTCCGATGGAATTTTTAGTGATTTATGTTTGTTCTTTTATATTACCGTAACATTCCTTAGCGTATTTGTATTTCTAAATACGAAGGTATAGACTTTCCGCTAGAATGGTATCTTGCAAAATCATTGTCCTCGCCCCTTCCAGAAACGCCAGCAAGTCCACGCTTGAATGCAGAGTCGCCAATGCCTGCAACTCCTCCACAATAGCCGCCAACTTCAGAATAGCTTTTTGCACTGCACCCTCAAAGAGCTCATACTTATTTGCCAACTGTGCCAAGCTATACTCCCCAGTCAACCAAGCCTGCATCAGCTCAACCCACTCCTCATTCAACTCCCAATAGTCCGTGTAGAGGATACCCTGTTTCCTCTCCTCAGTATATCCAGCCTGAGCATGATAATGAATCATGTTAATGTGTTCAGCAAGTCGCCCTGTCACGACAGCATGCGTCTTGTTCTCCTTCGCCTCACCCAGGAAGATAGCCAGAGCCGTCAATACGTCATGTAAGGTATACGGGCTTATAGAGATGGTATTATGTAAATATAACATATACTCTGTTAGCAAGAATGGATGACCCTCATTACATTCAGATGCTAGATGCCCCTTCGCTGTTAGTGTATATTCATCGTTCTCATAATTTACGTATTCAAATTCCTCCAGAACCAGAAATCGCTGATGAACCTCTGGCACATCGAACAAAGAACTCTTCTGGACTGACAATGAACTCTTCAACCCGGTTTTACGTGCCTCAAGTTGAGTATACTGCACATACATCTCAAACAGTGACCCCCAAACAGACTCCTTGTGGTCTTGCTTCCACGCATCGTAATCGCGGATGGCTCGCTTCTTTGTTGAGTTTTGACTGTTTGCGATCAAGGTTTCGAATCTCGCTTTTTCAGAGCAAACAGCAAGTTCCTCCTCTGAAAACTTCAGAGCCTTCTGTTTCGTCTCCAGATCAGCTATATCAGTCTCAAGACTGCGTCTGTCTTCTTCTTCGAGAGCCCGCCAATAAGAATTCTTAAGCATTGTATCCACAGGAACAGAACCGTTAAATGCCTTCAGAATAAAGTCATACTGGAAACTCAGGCGTGACTGAAAGCTACTCGCCTTTCCTGTCAACATAGATTGAAGAGTAAACAAATCCAGAGGATCCTTCTCTGGTATATACAAGACCAGCCCCTTGTCATCCTTTCCACGTCTCCCTGCCCTCCCTGCCATTTGAATATACTCAGAAGACAACAGAGGACGATAGGAATCAGAAGTAAACTTCTCCAGAGAGGTAAAGATCACCGTTTTCGTTGGCATATTAATTCCAACGGCAAACGTCTCGGTTGCAAAGAGAAGCTTCACATACCCCTTGCTAAAGAGAATCTCCAAAATCTCCTTCAAGAAGGGCAAAAGTCCACTGTGGTGAAAGGCAATACCACGAAGAGCCAGTGCACGCAAGGTATGCATCTGAGGACTCTTCTCCAACAATGTCTTGTATCTGGCTAGATGAAAATCCCAGATATGAGCCACTGCCGCCGAATCTGATGAATCCAGGAAAGTCTGGGGAACCTTTGCTGCAAAGGACTCGCACTTTGCTCGTGAGAATACAAAGACCAGAGCTGGAAGAGATCCGTGCGTCTGTAACCAGGTGAAGGTCTCGTGCAAGGTATGCTCGAATCCTTTCACATGCACCTTGCCGCTAATTGCTCCCTCAGTTCCTGCCCTACGCTCATCCTTCACCTTCTGGCGAAACTTGTCCATGGCATTCAATGTACCCTTACGCTCATTCAACCACCCACGATACGTCTCTGCCAAGAATTCCTCCTTAGGAGTATACATCGTCAGAGGTGCGCCCTGAGACATCACGGCATGCTCTAGTGGAACCGCTCGCCACTGAGTACTGATGAGCCAGAGCTTCACCTTCTTTAAATTCGCCAACCAATTAGCAAAGATCTGAGGATTTGACAACGTAGCCGAGAGAAGAATGAGATGAACACTAGGAGGAAGAAGAATCAAGGTCTCCTCCCAAACATGCCCCCTGTCCAAATCATTGATATAATGAACCTCGTCAAAGATCACTGAATCCACACCGTCCATGCTCAGAAGAGACGATGTACCTACTGTCTCGGTTAATGTCCCCCTCTTGAACAGAAGGTTACGCAGAATCTCGGTTGTCATGACAATAATTTGGGCATTAGGAATGAACTTAATATCCCCAGTCATAATCCCCACTGTCGCATCAGGAAACAGCTTCTTCAGATCATAGTATTTCTGATTGCTCAGACTCTTGATTGGAGTAGTATAGAATACACGCCCACCTCGCTGAAGACTCTTGGCAATTTGATACTCGCCGACAAAGGTCTTACCAGACCCAGTCTTTGCTGTAACCAGCACATTCTCTCCCTTCTCAATGGCTTCAATAGCAAACCGCTGAAACCGGTCTGGCTCGTACCCTGTAACAAGGGCAGGAGAAGAAGGCATAGGAGGTACATCCTCTGTATCAGAAACAACACGTAGCATTCAGGGACTAAAATTAATCAGCAGACGGTCATCAACTTTGTTCGATAACCTTATCAAAGATGCTTGGATTGATAACAAAAAAGGCGAGGACAAAGGCAGCTAACGAAAAATATATGCAGAACGCATGATGTGGTGTTTTTGCATATCCATGCACCATAGTTTCAATACATCCCCATACCCCCACCCACCAGACAATAACGAGTAAAGAGATTCCAACTAAGTGTAATTCTTTCATGTATACCTACTACATATTTTATTTATCGCGGCAGTCGCGAATCTCGCATCCACAGTTACCGTCAGGACAGTCTGGACAGCCTTTACAGCTTTCGGAACATGCATCAGGAATATATTCCTTATACCACACTAATTCGATACCACTCACCGATCCCCACATCTCGTCATGAACCGTGCTGACAACTCCATTCAAGCTAAACTCCGTATGCACCGTCATTCCATCCCCTGAACCCATGCGATAAGAACGAACAAACCTGCCTAGCTTTGTTTCGCTTGTAACACCATTTCGTGTCACAACCTTCATATAATACTTTGATGTATCTAGTATCACGCGACTATATCTATCTTCCATAGACCTCCTTTCTCATTAAGGAGTATCATCAACTTTTTCAGCACGAAAGACAATCTTGTCCTTCCAATGAGGCAACGTCTTATTCTCGTACCAGGTAATACTATAGGTATCCCCGCGTATCACTCCACTACGAATAGTAATTGATCGCTTCCATTCAGGAATCCATACACGTTTCTCGCTAACCGCAGTCCCTCTAACGGTTCGCACTTCGCCAGATAAGACTTGCATAAAGAAGATATCACGGGTAAACGCCTTTTCCTGCTTCTGTCGACGATTCAATTCTATAACAAGTTCAGGAATATCATCGTAGCAGATATCCCTTCCACTCATAATATCCTTGAGAATTCTCTGATTCACCAGATCGCAATATCTGCGAATTGGAGACGATGCATACGCATAAGCATCCCTCTGTAGCCCAACGTGTACCACATTCTCCTCTCTAGCATCCACATATTCAGCAGCAGCCATTCCAACATGGGATAACCCTGATTCCCCAATAGTATCAAGAAGAGTCTGCTTCTTTCCTGAATGCCGGCGAAGAATTCCCTTTCCCATTTCTCTTAATAAACTCCCCGCTTTTGTGTTATAGAGGATCATGAGGTTCTGTACCCATAAATGAGAATCGGCCTCCCCTGCAAACTCTCTGAGTGCCGCCAACTCTGGAATCGTATCTGCCTTTTGCATAGCCTCGTCATAGGTGAATGACTGGTTACATTGAATGAGAGTCTTTACCCATTTGAACTCAGTCGTCCCGTTTTTCCAAGAAAATACCAGAGATACTGCTGGCTTTGGTCGTCCAGGAAGAAGAGATGCCGACTCTTCAATATTTCCAGGGAACATAGGGGCTAGGGCGATACCATCAGTCGAGTAAAAGCTAGTTGCTCGTGTCTTGGCAATACTATCAGCCTTTGATTCGTGAGCAACCCAGGCCGCAACATCCGCAATATGAATATATATTTTCCATCCTTCACCATCGCGAACAAACGTAAAGGCGTCATCGACATCTTTACAGCCCGGAGGATCAATATGAAAGGTAAATCCGTTCACCACTTCTCTCGGCTCTTCAGTAAGTGTTATTGGGGATGGGATGATCTTACGAAGATCTTTTCTACTGTCATAGGCATAGCTCATAAGAAGCATAAGTTTCTCCGTGTGTTCTGTCGGTTTTCCCAAGAGCTGGACGATAGAGCCCTTTTGAGCGGTACCTTCAATTGGCTCAATAATAGCATGAACATTTGTGCTAAAGTCACGGATACTCGATGCTACAGCGAAAGGTGCCCAGCGCTTGTCATATGGGATAAAGCGAAAGAGAGGATTTCCATGACTCGATATTCCATAGCGAACTTTGGAGGTTAATTCGAGGGTTCCTGATATCCAGCTCATGTGGACAGATCTCTGAGGTGACCACACCCTTCACTTTTTCTCCCTCGAAAAAATTGAAGCCTGTCGGCGCCTCTGAGTGCAGTCCCATGGAAAAGAAACGCTTTACTTACATTCGTACTGCAGATGGAAATGTTCAATGCCCCCATTGCGATTATATGCGCCCTGTCAAAAATATCTCTTCCGTTCATGAACATATCAAAGCTAAGCATTACGGAACATTTAAGCACAAGTGTAAACACTGCTCATACGAGTCTGCCGTCAAGCAAAATCTAGATAGTCACATTCTTTCTCGCCACCCAGAGCATTCTGTTAAACGGGCTAAGGAGTACGTCTGTCCTGCCGACTGCGACTATGCATCAAATACGAGAGGTCAGTTGAGGAGCCATTATTTACTCAAACATCTTACCGATGATGTGAATGCGCTGATGGGAACAACACAAGAAGGGCAAGTTCAATGCACTTGTTGTGGGGATTCGTTTAAGAGTAAGCCGGCCTTCGTCTATCATGTTGTTAACTGCCTACCTCCTGACATGCTGGAGGATAAGGAGATTCAAGATGGTCTTGGCTTGTCCTCGTCGTAGATCTGTTCAGGAATAAATGTTCGTAAATTACTCACCATCAAAATCAATTGATATATATTATATCCCAAGGTAGCAAACGCCGCTAATCCCAGGACTTCAAATGCCCATTTTGGTGTGGAATAGTCATTTTTTCCTATGTAGATGAGGAGAGGTCCAACAAAGAAAATATGCATAAGATTTACCCATAACGAGGGGGAATGCGCCTTCCATCGTTGTGCTGCCTTATACATGTGATAGATGATAATGATCATACCCAGAACCGCAAGGCAATGGTAAACAAAGGGAGGAACTAGTCCGCGGAAAAAAGCAATGTAAAACAGCAGTGGAAATACAATCAGAATATGAAAGATATACAATCCTACACCCATCTTTTAGAAGCGGTGAAAGTATTGAGTCAGCATAGCATCCGCATGTTCAAGCGCTCCTTCCATCCATGCCTGTTTCATGCTGTAACTTTCTCCACACACATATACGTCGGGGAGATGAGTAAAGGGGCGCATAATCGCCTCTGACTCTTTCACTGGATCATAAGAACCAGGCGTCCAATAGGTACACCCATCTTCCCAATAATGGCTCTGTGTAAGAGTGGGCTTAGGAATAGTTTTCCAGGGGAGAAGAAGTTTCAGTTCATGAAGCAGGGCTTTATTGAGTTCCTCCTTGCCCTTCTTTCGATAGGTATTCCAGACCCGTGTATCATCGGCGTCGGTGTAGGAAGTCATAATTACACCCGTCTCCTTGTTGATGGGTATGATATAACGGAGCGGATTTCGTGTCACCAGTTTAGGAAGATCGTCGAACCAGGTATGAGGAAATACAGAATATATACGTAAGAGGGGTGTCATGGTCAAATGTTTAAGCACAGGATATCGGGAGAAGGGATGGATTTTCCGAAGAGCATTTGCATGCACAGCAAAAATGACTTTTGTCGCGGTAAATGTTTTTAGCCCAAGAGTTGTCCTTGCTGTGATATGCATTGGGAACGTCTTGGTCGAATCGACACCAGTAACCTTATGATCATAGAGGAAGTTGACTCCGCGATCCATCAGTTCATCTACCATGCCTTTAACAACTGCAGAAAGTCCTTCTTTGATTCCATAAAAGGTTTCCTCTGGGGAGAATTCTTTGGAAAAAGCCAGATCGGCGCGCATAGTCGTTAATTCTGACCGATAGGGGAAATAGGAGACAAAATCATCGACGATTTCCTTCTTCAGATAGCGACGGAGTATGGCATAGACTGTATAATGACCCAGGCTTTCCGCGGGGATCTTCGATACAATAGTGCGAATGACTGTAACCAGTCGATCCCAGACATTTTGTTGTAACCCATTTTTATTAATATATGATGTATGTGTTGGTATCGGATAACGAGTGAGGGAGTATCTATCGCAGTAAGAGGAGATGATGGGATGGGAGGTTGCGATGCGCCCTGCCCCTGCTTCCCATTGATGTTTCCCCTTTTTGTATGTACTCACCCGTCCACCAGGCACACCATAGGAATCTATAACAGTTATTGTTTTCCTGGGATATTTTTGTGATAGTTTCATAGCACAATGTAACCCTGCTATGCCGGCGCCGACAATAAGAATGTCCATCTAGTTACTAGACTCTTTTTCGTTTAACCATGCAAGAAGCTTGGAAGAATCAGAGGTTTGCTTGGGACCCTTAATCTTATTATCTGTACCGATTACTAAGAAGTTGGGGATACTGCGTACACCGCAATATCCTGGAGTATAGTTATTCTCATCGACGTCGCAGAGATAGAGGCTGTAGCCACCGAGATTCTCTTTAATAGAGTCCCAGTCAAAGGAACGACAGGGACCGCACCACTTTGCCGTAAAGTATACGAGGACTGGCCTGTCCAAGGTAGCCTTCATAAGTTCCTCAAACTCTTCTTGTGCTAGGAGGGGAGTCATCTTTTCCTTGAAGGACATAGGATCTACTGAGTCCGAGAAGTAATCCGCCTGCAATAACCGCAGCGATAACACCGAGGGAAACCGTATCCGCGGTGGGCATAGTTTTGCTACTGCTCGTGGAAGTCTCTCTATATCCTCCTTTTTGGGTTGGGGCGGGGCATGGAGCTTTTTGAGCAGTAGCTAGGGCTGCGTCGGCAAATTTATTTGCAGCTCCGCCAATTCTTCCTCCTGCAGCAAGAGGAACATAAGCTAACAGTCCTTCTGCAACCCCAATACCCTGTTTAGCAAGGTCAACGAACGGTTCAAAGGATTTGTAGGCTGCGTCAGGGTCAGCGGGTGCCATTTTTGATCGCTGAATAAATCCACTTTGGCCGTCCACGTCGATAGACGTAAAGAGTTGTGGGAAAGGGAAGGGGCGAGAAACACCATTTACAAAGACATCCATAGGAAAAAAGAGTATGTATAGACTTTCTATAATGGAAAATATCATAAATAGGGGAGTACAGTGAAAGAGGGCACTCCACATGTCTCCTGCAATATAGGATGCAACAGGTCCTATGGGTGTACATAAGATAAAGAGAAAGATCCACCAGGAAAAAGTCCATGAGTTTTGAGCCCGTTTGTTCCAGTCGTATTCCTTTGGCTCTGGTTCTTTGCGTTTAGATAGAAACCAATCAAGAATAATCTTTAACATACTTTCTGCAAATTTGCCGGCGGTAAATTTCAAATCTCCTGAATCCTTCTTAGAGTCTGCTGGTGCTGGTGCTGCTGGTGCTGCTGGTGCTGCTGCTGCTGGTGCTGCTGGTGCTGCTGCTGCTGGTGCTGCTCCACCACGTTGACGAAATCCTCCTGCAGTAACACGCTTTCCATTTTCACTAATACCAAGTGGTGGAGCTAATACTGCTCCTGCCCCTGGGTTTTCCCCTGCTCCTACTTTTGCTTCTGCTCCTGCTTTTGCTTCTGCTCCTGCTTTTGCTTCTGCTCCTGCTTTTGCTTCTGCTCCTGCTTTTGCTTCTGCTCCTGCTTTTGCTTCTGCTCCTGCTTTTGCTTCTGCTCCTGCTCCTGCCCCTGGGGTTTCCCCTGCTCCTGCTCCTGACCCTGCTCCTGACCCTGCTCCTGACCCTGCTCCTGCCCCTGGTTTTGCTCCTGGGCTTGCCTTTTCTATAGTACCTCCCTTCCACATTCCTACAGCAACTCCAAATTCAGCCAAAAAGGGAGACCCTAGCCCATAAGTATTCAAGTCATCTGCGCTCGTTAGGTAGAGTTGCAGAACATCAAACCACCACCAGTATCCAGAGGTTACAAAGTTTCCTATAAAAAACAGTAATGCAATCAAAGGTGCTCGTAACATAACATGATGTAATCCCATCGAACCAAAAAAAATAGTAAAAACAAGCATCCCTGTGGTTGAAAAATGTGGTTCTCCCCATACAGCAATATGGGATCCTGCAGTTGCTTCTTTAATTACTTGAGGGGTTTCGAACACCATTGATATTATACACGAAATAAAATGCCACCAAAACCATCCACAATGCGCAAAATATTATGATTCAATGCATAAATTCGTACATTTGCCGTACCTCGCGCAGGTGACACAGCAGTATTTAATTCTAATTGCAAAGTGATAGTATTTAAGCGACTGGCATTCATGGATCCACTAGGTTGAACATCTTCTGGTCGGAAACAGAAAGAATAGGAATATAGATAATCATTAATAGGAACCACTGTATGATATTGAAATGGCTGGACCAGTCGGAAATAATCAGCACTACGAATGTCAAATCGATCATACCCTTCAACCCGTAACAGTGCGGTAGAAATGAGATTTTGATACGAGGGTGCCGTTTCTTTAACTGTATAATTTGTATAGTTAAAGTACTGATTTGCATTCAATGCTGCATCACGTTGTACAACCCAAAATAATTCACGAATAGGATTATTAAATTCCATAGGTATTTGAACTGTTTGTGCATTTGATTCTATCGGATACGATGATGTATACTGCACTTGTTCTATCAAATATTCATGAGAATTACTTACAAATCGTCGTCTTTCCTCAATATCCAAATGAATATAATCCCCATACAATTGCATGGATGTTATACTCACAGATGATGCACTTACATCACATGGCATAACAGATGGATTGTCATTAACAAAGCTCCTATTTAATGGACGAATGGTAATATTCAAGCGTAAGGGATGATATTGAAGAGCGAGCAACGGCAAATACAGGCCTGGATTTTTACAAAACCAGAATCGTAATGGGATATATAAAGTCAGAGGTCCATATAATCCTACCATTTCCGAGCTTGCATTTCCCTGACTTGCCCCTGGTACTTTTCCAATCATTTGATTCCATGCACCTTGCTTATCAGCAGTAACTGTATAGTTTGACCACATTTCCATCCATTCCCCCGTCTGTTTGTCAATCTCTTGTTCTCCTATTTCAAAAGAGAGTTCCTGGAGTAAGGCGTGGCCAATTGCATTTGTATAAGAAAGTGGTGCTCCTGTTACAGAGTCTTGCAATGCCGGGAGAGTAACTTCTATCCACAATGGTCCCAGTAAATCACCCTTTTTCGGAATAAGGCAAGTCAGACGTCGACCAAAATCCGGTTGAGTGTCAAAGGGAATACTCGACGATTCAATCGAGAAATTCGTATATCTACGATACACCATTTTGAACCATGTTACTTGAGGATTTCCTGTAAGAAATACATCTTGTTTACCGTTTGCAATTAATTGTAAAAGTCCTCCCCCTTGAGTCATCTGTTGTGTTAAATGATTCTCGTTTAGCATGAAGTACGTGTAGTTTCACGTATAAAAAGGGGTATCAATAGAAGATGTCGAAGAACATTCCGTTTATTGATGCAGATGCTATTACATTAAGAAAAATATTTGCCCTAGGTCCATCCAATACACGCTATCCTCCCTTTCACTTCTTAACCACCGATGGAACGGGTGGGGCATACTGGCTAGGACTTACCGGATGGACTGGACCCACTGGATACATTGGTCCTACGGGTCCTATCGGACACCATGGTCCTGTTGGTCCTGCCTCAACCGTCACGGGTCCAACAGGATCAACTGGATTTATAGGATATACAGGTCCCACGTCAACAGTCACTGGTCCCACGGGATGGACAGGCTACACTGGTCCTACTGGAGTGACGGGTCCTACCTCAACAGTCACAGGGTGGACTGGACCTACGGGTCCAACAGGAGTGACGGGTCCAACATCAACAATCACAGGATGGACTGGAGCCACGGGTCCCACGGGAGCCACGGGTCCCACGGGTCCTGCCTCAACCGTCACAGGGATGACGGGTCCCACTGGACCCACGGGAGCATTAGGAGCAACGGGAGCAACTGGAATTATTGGGTATACTGGGCAAACGGGGAATACAGGTGATACTGGATACTCTGGCTATACAGGATCAACAGGAGCCACAGGAGTAACTGGGTATACAGGGGAGACTGGTCCAACGGGAATTAAGGGATATTATGGTCCACGTGGCAATACGGGACCAACCGGATACACTGGTCTAATGGGAGCCACGGGGCCTCAGTCCACTGTAACAGGGATGACAGGAGGAACTGGTCCTACTGGTGCAACAGGGATAACTGGACCCGCGTCCACTGTGACAGGGGCAACTGGACCAACAGGAGGAACTGGTCCAACTGGATCTCAGTCAATCGTCACGGGTCCTACTGGATCCGCAGGTTCAATGGGTATGACGGGTGCTATGGGAATGACAGGAATGACAGGATCGACGGGACCGACGGGATGGACTGGAGCGACAGGAAATACAGGGGCAACGGGTCCCACTGGTCCTACGTCAACCGTTACTGGATGGACTGGAGCGACAGGTCCAACAGGTCCACAAGGAATGACAGGACCACAATCGACTGTTACAGGGGCGAGTGGATCCGCGGGTCCAACTGGTCCTCAAGGCTATGCGGGATCTCAGGGATCGACGGGACTTACAGGTGCCCAGGGATATGATGGTGCTCAAGGATCAACCTTATATATCCCTGTACAATGGCCACCGGTCTCAACTACCGGTCCTGTAGCCCCAGCCCTGTCGAATGCCGATTTAGCCGCCGCATTAATCGCCCTTCAACAAAATTTAATCTTAACCGCGGGAACAATTCAGACCCATTTAGCATCTGATCAAATTAAACCCTTTGGTCTTTCCTGGGCACAAAGCAATAATACAGTCTTTTTTACTGAATATACGAATAATACAATACGCTATACAATGAATGGAGATGTTGCTGGATTATTAACGTCTGGTCTAAGTAGCCCTCATTCCCTTGCATACGATAGCACAAATTCAGTCCTCTATGTCGCATCGTCAGGAAGTCACCAGATCTTATCTGCTGCCCTTACGTTTACGCCAACCGCTGTTACAGGTACCTTTACATCCTTTGCTGGTTCCGTACAAGGTTTTACGGATACGAGCAAACTTCTCTCTAAATTTAATACTCCATCTGGTATCGTATTCTTCGGCGGACTCGTGTATGTCGCAGATACTGGAAATTTCTGTATACGCGTAATATCATCGAGCACCGTGTCGACGTTAGCTGGATCTGGAACGGCTGGGCTAGCAGATGGAGTGGGAACATCGGCCAAATTTCTGAGTCCCACGTTTATTACTATCGATTCTGTTGGAAGCAATCTCTATGTATCTGATGGAAGTGCTATTCGTCAGATTAATTTGGTAAGCAGTAACGTGATAACCGTGGCAGGATCGACTGTTACTGGAAACATCGATGGGTCAAGTGCAGCGGCTAGATTTTCAGTTGCCAGTGGAATTGCAATTGATTCTACAAATATTGTATACGTCGTTGATTCTGGAAATATGTCCATTCGTAAAATATACTACGACGGAACTCAATACCAAGTGATAACCATGTCTGGATCAAACTCCCTTCTCATTGCTGACAAAACAACAATTACCTCTGGGAGCATAGCAAATGCAACCTATTATCAGCCAAATGGTCTGACTATCGATAATGTATCAAGTCTCTATGTGGCCGATACTGGGCACAACACGCTTCGTATACTCACAAAATCTACGTTGAGTACACAGGCATTTAATGTGAATGAATTAACCGCAGGGAAGATTTTTACCCAGGCAACTCCTAATGGGATTATTTTTACAGATAGCTCAGGAAAGTATTATACCTCATCGAGTGATATAACCTATTCAGGAGGAACCTTAACCGTGAATGCAATTACGCAGAGTTCTGATTCTCGGTACAAGACGGATATAGTTCCACTATCAAATAGTTTATTTACGGTGAATCAATTAAACCCCGTATATTATACGCTGGTTAACCATCCGAAACGCCAGATTGGGTTTATCGCTCAAGAACTTGAGACTGTCTATCCTGAACTTGTCCATACAGATTCCTCTGAGGACAAGATGAAGAGTATTTCCTACGCAAATTTAACAGCGGTTCTCGTCGATTCCGTCAAAGAATTATATGGAGAAATACGGGCATTACAGAGTACAGTTAAAGGGGTCTTGGATAATAAATGACGAGGTTTGCAGAGTGATCATAGTAAAACCCCCCTGGTTCGCCAATAGTATATGTGGTTGTATCCATGAAGGCAAATCTATGTAAACAAAGGGTTTTACATACCTTTGAGAGAGATTTGCGCTGGTCTTTCTTCAGTTTACGTATACAGAAATAGTTCCACTCGCGAAATTCAGCATACGATATTGTCGCGTAAACACTCCACAATTGACTTTTTAGTACAGAGAAGTAGGTAGGATAGATAATATACGATATAATACTACTAAATGTATCAAATCCTTTCAGACTTTTTGTTAAATGCATATGCTCAATCTGTTCCCTGTGTTTTATACTTCGTATATAGTTGGCATAGTCGACGGCGTCTTCAATATGTTCTATTGGAGGATGTGACATCTCTGCTGAGAGAGGCTTAGACAAAAGTACCGATTATAGTATAATGAGTGTCTGCGATACCTGCTGTACAGAATATACAGTGCAATTACGTAAACAATTGCTCTGTCCATACTGTGAGTATAAATCTTGTGTGAACTGTGTAAAACGGTATTTGTTATCCCTTACCACAGATCCACACTGTATGAGCTGTCATAAGGAGTGGAATGACGACTTTCTTGATCTGAATTTCACGAAATCTTTCCGCACGGGGAGCTATAAGAAGCATCGCGAGGACATCTTGATTGATCGCGAATTGTCTATACTCCCTACCCGCCAGCCTCGCGTCGAAGCGACGCTAAAGATGCGTCATCATTCTGATATGCTGAAAAGTCTTAGCGAAGAGTTAAGTAATTTGGAGCTTGCGCGAAAGAGGATTTTTGTTAAATATTCTCAAGAACGATCTCAAGTGATTCGCTATGCCGCTGAAGCTGAAGGACATGACCCTCCTGCTTGGACGATTGGACAGGGAGAGAAGCAAGAGCGAGCAAAGTTCATTATGAAATGCCCGTCATCGGAGTGTCGCGGGTTTCTCAGCACGGCATATAAATGTGGGACATGCCAGCTCTGGGCGTGCCCTGACTGTCTAGTCATGAAGGGCGAGGACAAGGATAGTGCACACACATGTGATCCTGGGCAAAAGGAGAGCGTTGCATTGATTATTAAGGAATCAAAGGGATGTCCAAAGTGCGGACAACGTATCAGTAAAATCGACGGATGTGACCAGATGTGGTGCACAGACTGTCATACCGCGTTTTCATGGACGACGGGACAGATTGTGAATGGTGTTGTTCATAATCCCCATTATTACGAATTTTTACGCAAAGCAGGAAACGGTGTGGCTCCCAGGAATATCGGTGATGTCCCGTGTGGAGGAATTCCTGGGTATGCTCAGATTTATCGTGTCGTCAAGGATACTGTGCAGTCTAAAATAATAATGGATGCTCATCGTATTACCTCTGAAATCCGGGATCAACACATTCGGCACTACCAGGGTAGATTTACTATAGAGGACAACGGCGATCTTGGGGTAAAATACTTGATGAAGGAATTATCGAAGGATGATATGAAAGCTGAACTTGTGAAACGCGAGACGAAACGACTAAAACAGAATGCTATTCGTGCTGTGTTAGAGATGTATGTGAATACGGGAATAATATTATTTAATGCACTATGTGATAGGACACCAGAGCTTTCTGAGCGGTTAACTGTCTGTGTAGAATCCTTTACTAATCTACGTAACTATGTGAACGAGGCGCTAATGAATATTAGTCGCATGAAACAATGCTCTGTTCCACAGATCACTCAAACGTGGCAATGGAGTTCCTTTAACAAAGTAACTCCGAAACCGAAAGTAACTAAAGCCTCGACGACCTCGACGACCTCGACGACCTCGACGACCTCAGAACCCTAAGCTTACTTGGATTTCTTCGCATCGCGCATAGCCATCTTCAGGGTGTAGCTCTTGCCCCTGGTCTTTCTTCCATTCTTAAAATGCTTCATCACCTTCTCATTCCACGCCTTCAAGCCTGGGGATAACTTGCGCTTAGTGCTTCTCTTCTTGTCCATTTCTATTCTAGGGAAAGGTTATTCTAAACTGCTAATTCCTAATTTCTTCTGCCCCCAAGTAAATGATTGGTGAATCAAGTCTTCTGAGAGAGGAACACTGTATGCGCGAAAGTCAAATAGCTTTCCCTTAAACAGCTCATCATTGTTGGAGAAAAAGCTCGACTTCCAATTACTTTTCCCTAAGTAACAGTTCGTCATGATGTCTGTTGAGGGAAGGCAACCGTCTGCCTTCTTATACACATTGGCGCCATTAATAAAGACATTCAGTGCCGGACGAAACGCGTCGTGGGAATCTGCTGTAATAGCAATATGAGTCCATTGTTTCAATGGAATCGCATTGTTTACCATAATCCTCAGTTTCCGGGAAGACTTATCCCAGACTTCATAGAGTAAGGTTGCATTTGCCGTAGCTATCTCATTAGATTGTAGTGTAGAATGAGGTAACTTCCTAGGAAATATAAGCTTACAGTCAACATCAAGACTGGCCTCTGTCGTCTCCATCAGAAGTTTCGGAGTCGTTTCTTCAACAATCTGCTGTCCCGATGGTTCAGTCGGTAGTGTTGACTCATCCCCTTTTACTCCATAATCTCCTTTTCCGAGGATTCCCATAAATACATTATCTGCATTAGGACCATTTCCAAAATCAAATATCTTGCTATTATTCGCAAAGACATCATAATATACCCAGACCATCCAAGCACGAATAGATCTCATCGGAACAATTGTTCCTAGACTTAAACTATGCTCATCATAAATACGTAAATATTGATTAACACCGTTAAAGCTTACGCCATCGGCAGTTGCCGAAGGCATTTCATCAACGGCCACACTTCCAGCTGTCTGGACATTCACGGCACTCACTGTATCATCCAAGGAATGATCAAACCGTAACCAGAGTTCACAGCCCTCGTAAAAGCTAAGGAGTTGAAGAATATCCTCTGGAGGACTCGGGTCAACCACGTCGCGCGCATCAAATCCAGTATCCGTTGCCCGCTGACATAAGGGCTGATATGTCCCATCTTTGTTAAAGAGGATACGACAGTATGCTGAGTTTCCAGTGCCGGTTATGTCTCGCATATAATCATCCTTCGATATACGGAATCCTTGGCTCACCTTGGCTGTTTTAAATGACGTGGAATCTAGATTTTCTGTACCAGCAAGTGCACATGCAAAAAATAAGTCCTCGCTTCCCTTTTTTACAACCATACGACAAAAATCATAAGGGACTCCAAGACGACTGACGTCTGCATATCCATTGAAATATCTCGGGTCACGAATAAAGTCGGAGTCTTCGCTCCCAGGTCCCACGTCGACGCGAGGAGCAGCAAAGGTACTCCAGAAACTAGTCTGAGGAAGCATGGCAAATCCCTCCTGGAGATGTCGAGGGATCAGTATTTCTGAGACGGCAAAGATAGTTAGACATAGAATTGTTAAGTAGAACAGGAGTGTAAATATATCTGTGTACATTCTGGAATGCTTCTAATGTTTGCATTAGTAGATATGTTAGAGGAAGCAAGACGCGCCCAACCTATGGCAGAAGGATCCTATGGATGTGTATATCCAGAGGAATCAGCTCCCCCTTGCCAATCGGATACTCCCAGTGGCAAGCGAAAGGTTCGTAAAGTCATTAAGAAAGACGACGCAAAGATCGAATTGAAAATATCAAAGATTATTAAAAGTATACCGCTGTGGGAATATTATTTCGTCGTCCAAGAAGAAACTGGGTGCAAAGAAAGTAATTTCAAGGCAGCCAGACAGGTATACGAACCCCATTGCAAGATATTCAGATCCTCGGCAAATAAGAACTTGACGGAAATCGCCTCGCCGTATGCTGGTATATCTTTACGTAATCTGAAGATTACAGATTCCTTTTTATTTATGGATTCTTTGAAACATCTCTTGACCGGATTATCCCTCTTACACAAGCAGGGGGTTTGTCATTTTGATATTCATAGTGGAAATATTCTCGAGGAAAATGGATATTTACGGATTATTGATTTTGGCAGTTCCTTTCGCAGCGATTCTATCAACAAGTCCGTTATACATCGACACAGTTATATGTTCACATCTGATTTTCCTACTCAGCCTCCTGAATTATCGATTCAAAATGGAATCTATCATAAACTTCCAGTAGAGTACTGTATCCAAGAACTGTTAAAGGGAAGGGAGGTGTTTCGGAATGGGCTTCCGTATACAGGAATCACAAGCTTCTATGTACAAAGTAAATTGGAATTAATTGGAAATTATATTGGAACAACGGAAGACGAATGGGTGAACTTTTATTCGAAACATTGGAAAAAGTTCGATACCTGGTCACTGGGTGTCGTGTTCTTTGGATTGTTGAAACAAGTTTTATTATTACCGTCGTTCCAACCTGTGTGGAAAAAAAATCAGACACTCATTACAACTGTATTAAGAGGATGTCTTGAGCCGCACCCTACTTGCCGGTTCTCCGCCGAAGAAGCCTTGTCCTACTTTTCTGCCGGCGCCGAGTCTTCCTCCCCCCCTTAGGAACTGCTGCGTTAATATGTTTGCGAGAGATACAAAAATACCCGCAGAAATTGGTATAGTTTAACTTTTCTGGCTTATCGCTATAATTAAAATTCGCGAGACGAACATCAGCAATCAAATGACCCTTTGCATCGAGATTTGTCGCTGGTCCCTGTCCTCCCTTATGAGAAAAATATCCGTTGTTATCTAATCTGAGGACATGGTAATCGCGTTTAGTATCAACAATGAATGCTATCATCGATTTTCCACGAGGACATTTGTCTTCGAACTTAGTTGCTATATAGGTATCGTCGCCAAGAACACGGGTAATAATATTGGTGCAAGTTTTTTCATTGATATTTGGCCACATTGATTTTGCTCCAGGCTGGTGCGTATTACACATGCCCGTTTTACATGCTTCTGCCATTGATGTGGACAAAATATTCAAGGCGTAGGCAAAGCAATTGTGCACACGTTGGACAAATTCTGTATTCCATCTGTCTGATTCATAGGGGGGTTCACTTCCGCTTAGCCGGGTTTTCATTTTCAAGGGAAAGGTGATATGCTCTTCGCAAAAGGCTTCTTTTTCCAAGGGAGATTTATTACATGTTTCACTATATTGACAACGGGGTTTATCGTTTTTAATAATAACCAGACCTTCTAACTTAGATAGGGAGTTTTCTAAGGGTTGTCGTCCCATTTACATGGGGGGCAGAAGTTTCTTCGACAGAGACTTTAAATGGAGTAGGAGGAACGATAGATTCGGTTGGACGCGGGTTTGTTTGTTCCAAGACTTTGTAATATTCTTCTTCAATATGTTTCATTCGTATTTTTTCAAGCGTATTGCAAATAAAGACATATTGATTCAGATGAGTTGCTTCCTCACCTTGGCTATGTAGACCACTATATTTCCCTGAAAGTTGAACATATTGCCAGGCTTCACTTAATATATGTTGATAACAAGTATGTAACATATAATACTTTTTATCAATCTTCATTAAATTGAGAAGGCCGTTACAGACAGTCACAAAGAGAGAGAGGATCCAGACAATCCAATAGACTTGTGCACCGATGACAGCACTTTGTGAGTCGACGTTTCCATTTACATATTGTACTGAGAGTAGGGCTGGTACGATCAAGGAGCCAACGGTGATCGTGATACGCAATCCATGGAAGGTAACTGAATAAATGCGGCATCGAAATCCGTACTCGCTCAGGAGCCCATTCACGCGCAACTGTAAAATACGTTTTTTGGACGGATCTAGGTCGGTGGATAAAATAGCTTCTTCAATTGCAAAAATCTCATTTCGGCTTTTTTGTTCAGGTGTGGCGAGTGGTTCAGGTACAACACTCATCTAAAAAATGAAGAAGAAAACTTAGCTTGGTCTGTGTCCAATGTTTCACGTCTCTATTGAGAAGAAATGGGACGAGTCTTGGTCTGCGGTTCCAAGTAACACTCTTATGCAGAGATTGTATCAATATTTTCCAGAGGGAAGTAATCGATGGATTGCCATCTTTAACATTTATGGAGAAGAGCATCGTATTGCCCTTGATAGTCCTAATGGGGGAACTACACTGCGACTACAACTTCCTGAGTGGTTTATTGATACTATGGGAGAGACTGGAGAGTCTAGAGAGCATATTGTTCGCTTTGAGAGAAGCGAAGACATGCCACGAGCAACCTCGCTTACCTTTCGTCTTAGCTCTCTTCCTGACTGGCTAGATATTCGTGAAGTCCTGGAAGGTCCATTGTCGCAACTCGGAGTAATTAAGCAAGGACAGGTATTACCAATGTCTATCCTTGATGATACAATTATATTAGATATTGCTGAGCCGGCAGATACATTTCTCTTCCTGGATGGAGAAGAGATTGCGATTCACGTAGTGTGTGACGTGGTGGAAGCAGAGCCAGAGCCAGAACCAGAGCCAGAGGACTTCTCCTTTCTGCCTCAGGCTATGCCTCAGGCTCTGGCTATGCCACAGGTTCAGGTACAAAAAGGGTTTGTTCCTTTCTCTGGTAAGGGGCATCGTCTTGGCTCATAACCCAAAGACACCTAGACCAAGTAACGATTTAGATGCATTTGTAGGTGGATTAGGCACATTCTTGCGCACATTGCGCCCATTGCGCACATTGCGCATATTATTTCTACGTGTAGTATTCACAGGACGAAACTCAGACAAATCTCCTAAAACCTTTTTTGTGTTAAAGGATTGTATGACGTTGACATCAAGGGAAAAGTCTTTGATCAAATGCTTTATTACACGCACGACTTCGTTGAGCGTACGTTGCATATCTTCTCTCTGGGTAGAGTAAGCTGAGTCATTTACCATCTCAGACAATGCCTTCTTCAAATGGAACATTCCATACAAGGTACTCATTGCATAAGAATATTGAATATCAGGATCTTCAACACTAATAATACGCCCGACATGACTTAATTCGTGTTTTGCCCATTTGAGTACACTCATAGAAGTAAGTTTATACTTCTTCTCCATCTACTTGGATATCTTTTTCTTCGCAAAGACTTTCCATAGTTTGCTAAAGTGTTCGGCGTAACGTTTTAGAGGATTCTTTGAATTCTTACGCGTTTGTCTGGCACCTCGTTTACGATATGTGCTTCTTACTCCACCCACAAGACGCTGAACATTTGCAACCTCCTTGGGTGTTAATCCGTAAGGATTGATTGGCTTGCCATATCCACCAAGAATACTTTGAAGTGTTTCTTTTCCATCACGGATATCTTGAATAGCTTTACTGGCTTTATTTGATATAGGATTTTGCGCAGGAGACTGGGCGCCGATCGGTGTTGTTGGTGCATAAGCAGGAGACTGGGCGCCGATAGGTGTTGTTGGTGCATAAGCAGGAGACTGGGCGCCGATCGGTGTTGTTGGTGCATAAGCAGGAGACTGGGCACCGATAGGTGTTGTTGGTACATAAGCAGGAGACTGGGCGCCGATCGGTGTTTTGGGTACATAAGCAGGAGACTGGGCGCCGATAGGCAGTGGACCCGCAACCGGAGCCTGTGTCGGTGCTTTAATTGTCAGAGGTCTTGATGCCTTGTACGCCTCGCTAGCCTCTTTCAAATACTCATACATATCCTTTGGCAATGCAATCTTTACCGCCTTAAACACGGGAGCAAGTAACAAGGGACGAGCAAAAATAAAAGCATTCGAAATATTGCCAGTGGGAAGGGGAACTTCCTTCTTGTACGTATCGGGCGAATATGTCCTGCAGGTAACTAGATACTTTCTTGAGGCATCAATCACATCCTTTCGTCTAGCCTGTTTCGTCGTATCCATAGGAATGATATTTACCCGATAAGCAGACGTGGCGACCTGAGGAAGAATGTAAAATCCTGTTCTGGTGTCAAAGGAGATTGTCCCGTTTCCGTAAAAGGGAAGTCTCACTCCATATTTCATCGAGCTGTTCAAATACCGCGTAACATTTCCTTCGAGAGTGACTTGATCCCCACCCGTCTTGATCCGATCAAAGGAAAAATGTCCACCAATCATATCAACAATCCCTTTAGCAGTAATCGTCGCCACCGGTAAATATAACAGATTGTCTTTCTTCGCCTGTTTCGCCAAGAGTGCCATGGCCATCGTATCAGAGGAACAGGGTTGATGGAGAGACACATCGCTAGGAGGAGTCGCATAGGGATACAGGACAATCTCAGGAAACCCTGTTCGAGGAACCTTCCCCTTTTCCGTACGAGTGGCGTCCACATAGGTCGAGGCAGTCAATAAACTTCCCACTCCAGGTTGACGTTTCTCAAGTCCCTGTAAATACTTTGCCATCGTATGTTCCAGTTCAGAGTCTTCAGATATATCGGGGTCAATGGAATCAAGATTTGCAATAGCCATCCATCCACGGGTAAACGAGCGGCGCTGATAGGCTGGGGATAAACAATTATCATACGCCAACCGTTGCACATCTTCCTCCGTTAGATCGCCACAGGACTCTTTGAAATTCGAGCAACGCTGAATAGGTGCGTCACCTGAATAACGCTTTCCTTCTCCACGAACCATCGATGACGGGCGTATCATACAGATCACATTCACATCTTTAACGAGAACAACTACCTGCATAGCATCAAAGGTTGATCCCACCCCATGAGCTCCGAACGATACAAGAGGTTGGGCGTAGAAAAATACATTGTGGGTTGGTTTCAGACATAGGGTTGGCGCACCATCAACCGTGGACGGAGTTCCCAAATAGTCTGTGTAAAAGGCAAGTGGGTTTTCTGTAGGAAGTTTAATTCCACGGAATAAGATCGTTCCTGCTGGCAATGTCACCAGAGAAATATCTTGTGTATCTCTCACTCGAGTTACTGTACTGTAATACGGCATTCCAGAAGAGGCCGACATCTAATCAGGGGGCTTATCTAAATATACCGACTCGTATTATCTTTTTGGTATGATTCGTAAAAGCTATCAATAGCCTTTCGAAAATTAACTGCCGGACGAAAGGCAATCGGTCGCTTTGACTGGATATAGGCAATTGCTTCATCAGGCTTCATGTGTTTCAGAATGATGAGAAACATGGCAACACAAGCTGCCGATCGTTGCATACCTGCTGCACAATGCACGAGGATAGGTTTTCCCTTCTTGTATTCTTGTAACATCTTGAAGACAATTTCATAAGACCAGAGTTCGAGGTTACGGATTTCTTCGTCCTTTAGATTATCGTCGACGGGCACACGATATTTTACAGGAATACTGGGGTGAAATGCGATATCTTTTGTACAGTTAAATACACAGGCAATCGTGTGAGATGATAGCCATTGCCCACCTGTTGCCCTGTAACTTCCTAGCCATATTCCTGGAATTATTTCATCTGCAGGATTTGCATTCTGAACCTGCATTCTACCTAGAGAAAGAAGCGAGATAGAATCATCTATCGCATGTATAGTGATGTGGATTTTACTCTTAAACTTCCCACTCGTATATTCGATATCGACATACTTACTCTGTAACTTACCCACCATTCTCGTAGATACTTCAGGAATACAACTGGAAACAAATGTCCCTGGATCAAGCTATGCAAACTCAGTATCGTGTAAAACAGACGTGACTACCGTTGGATATATTTTGGTGAATTTTACATCCTTTGTTACAGAGGGGTGTTGTGACTTTTTACGGATTGGAAATGTCGATGGAAGCGTATTTTATTCCTCGGGTGTACTCCAACCTTCGTATATCATTATACAATCTCCAGCAACCTTTAGCTTCACATCTGATGCGAGTGTGGGCGCAGCTGGGATTTTTATGTATGTTAGTCAGTATATTCCTACTGTTACAGTATCATCGACAGTCACCGTATCCCCATCCTATCGTTCTTCTAGCACTGGGAGTGGAACGGCGAGCGGAAGTCGAAGTGGTACGCCTACCACAGGCTCGTCGACGGTGAGCATGTCTGGGAGTGGCTCTTCTAGCGGGTCTGGGGGCGAGTCTGTGAGCGGGTCTGGGAGTGGCTCGTCTAGCGGGTCAAGAACGGCGACAGCGTGTCCATCGAGTACTGCACGGCCAAGTGATACATCTCTGTACACTCAGACGCCGTCGATGAGTAAATCGTCGTCTGGTAGCCTAACGGCGTCTAGTAGCCTAACGGCGTCTAGTAGCCTAACGGCGTCTGGTAGCTTAACGGCGTCTGGTAGCCTAACGGTGTCTGGTAGCCTAACGGCATCATCAACTGTAACACTCAGTCAAACGGTAAGCCTACGATCAACACAGACGTTGACGCCGACGTCCAGTCCCAGGCAAACCCTCAGTAGAAGTCAAACGGTAAGTCAAACAATATCAAGTAAAAGTATGGCAATACCGCCCCTTCCAAATCTCACCGCCCTGTCACTCGACGGCCTTAGAGACTTATTCACAACCTTCTCTGCATTCGATCCATTGCAAATCAAAGGTGCATTAAATTCCCTAACAAGCGCTGCCTTAGTTAAAGGAAATGGATCATTCTCCATTCAAACCCCAACCTTTTCTCTCGAGAGTAAAGTCCTTTCTACTGCCCCTCTTGTCCTTCCACGACTTACACTCCCTCCCTTAGGACTATCTCCCGGATCTTTTATTAATACAATCCAATGGAAAAGTAATCCATACGATTCCTCGACAAACCCAGTTGTCTCGGTAAGTGCTATTGCCGCAGATGCTACAGAAGTATCGATTCAGTCCCTCTCCACCCCATTTACTACCTCTTGGCCTCTGAACACTCCCAATTATACCTTTTTCTGTGACAGAGATCTTGTTCTCCTCAAATCTGGGACAACGTATACTGTCCCCTCGAATGTTAGCCGAGTAGGTTCTGGTTGGTCAATTCCCTGCGGGAATACCTTCGTCAATGTGAGCTGTCCCATTCAAACATTCCAATGTCCAAATACAGAATGTATCTACTGGAATTCCTCTCTCTCCTCCTGGCAATCTGACGGATGCAGAACAGAAGTTATTGGATCGACCGTATATTGTCATTGCACTCATATGACAGATTTCAGTACACGAATTCGAGGAGTCATTAGCGACAATACTGCCGTCTTTTCAATGGCAAGTTCCGTCTATTCCCAGGAAGGATTGATAAAATATGCATCATGGTACAGTATTTTCGGGACATTTGCTCTTATTGCTATTGTACTCGTGTATATTGCGACACTCCTTGATTTTCCATTACGAACCCTGTACGTGGATATCTTAATGAAAAACAAAAAGTTCAAAACCATCCTGGATCGTACACCTTATACGCCAATATATAAATATAATACATATTCCTCTGCAAAGCTATATAAACCTCTCGACGTTGTGGCGAGTCCAGTCAAACCCAGGTTCAATCCTTGTCAACGAGTATGCCTACAACATTCCTATTTCCAAGCTCTCCTTCGGTTTGATCCTAGACTCAGCCGCTCGTTTCGTATGCTTTTCCTCATCCTCATTCAATTCCATTCTCTATTCGTCACTGCCTTTCTCTATGGATTCTCCTCAGGTGTACAGGCAATGGGCACATCCGATATGATTCTTCTCTCTCTTCTCACCTCCCTGGTGACTATCCCTTGTGTGCGCATTGGCCTCTTCTTGTTAAATCGGGTCGGCCTTATAGAATTCCAATCTCAGTTCCCCCTGTTATACGATGAATATATGAGACGCGTGGAGTTTGAAGAGATCGCGGAACCGCTGTTCGAAGGAATTACGACAACCGTCGAGGCAGTAAGCTCCACCCAGCTTGATTTAGAAGAAAAATTCGAAGAATCCGTCGTTGATCGTATCGTTGGTTGGATAACCTGGAGAAAGGAAACAGTCGTGGAAAAGAAAGATCGTCCTACCATTTTACGAGAACTGGCGGCCTCTATTCGAAAAACGTATCCTAAATTCAGGACGTATAGTCTTTTATGGGAACTTCTTCCCTGTCACACTCTCGCAGGATGGCTTTTTCTGTTCTCATCCTTTGCCTGGATTGGTTGGTGTCTGAATTATCTTCTCCTCTTTGCCGCATCTCATACCATGGCGGTTGGTAACGGGATATTGATTAGCTATGGATCTACTGAACTTATTACAATCTTCCTGACTCAACCGCTTGCAATTATTTGCACAACTGCCTTCTTCATTCTCGGACATAAATATAAAGATAAACTTCCCTGGCCGTTAAACACTACGGTATCGACTACACATACCATTCCCTCTGTCTATTATTTCAGTAACCCCCTGCATACCTATACAATTCTCAGTTCAGAGTTTGCACACTTACTCTTCTTAGACGCCCCAGCTCAAGCCTCAGGTGTTGATATCCTATCTACTGCCCCTATTAAATCCATTCTTACCACAATCAACGAAGAAGAGGAGAAGGAAGACCGGCGCATTGAAGACCTATACGTCACAATGACCAAGTACTATACTGAAGCACTGGTCTAAACACTATACCTGCTGTAAATAAAGTATGAAGTTTGTTCTAATTCTTATGATTAAGAATGAGGAGAAAATTCTCTTACGCTGCTTGTCGTCGCTGCGAGATAGCGTGGATGCCTACTGTATCTTAGATACAGGGTCGACCGATGCGTCCGTTTCTATCGCCAAGGAGTTTTTGAAAGGACATGTGGGATGTGTGACTGAAGAACCTTGGCAGAATTTCGGATATAATCGCACAGTCTCCTTTCAACGCGCCCAAGACTTTTGCCGAGGCAGGTTTCCCCTCGAGGAAACCTACGGGCTTCTCGTCGACGCAGATATGGTATTCGTGAACAATGGGTTGCGGGAACATAACCTCACTGCCATAGGCTATAAAGCTCTTCAGAAGAATGGTAATCTCGAGTACATGAATGCCCGTCTTCTTCGCATGGACTATGCATGGAAGTGTGTTGGCGTGACACATGAATATTGGGATGGTGAAACAGATTCCATAGATAAGTCAATCTGTTACATTGATGATAAGAATGATGGGGGGTGTAAATCCGATAAATTCACTCGTGATCGTGCTCTGTTAGAGGAGGGATTGAAGAAGGAGCCTGACAATGTACGGTATATTTTCTACCTTGCTCAAACATACAGTTGTCTCAATATGCTCCAAGAGTCAATTGAATACTATAAGAAACGCATCGCCCAGGGGGGATGGTTTGAGGAGGTCTGGTATTCCTATTATTCCATCGGCGATTTGTATAAACGCATGGGCGATACGATCGAATTCGAGGCATGGATGCTACGCGCAATTCAGTACAGGAAAGAACGGGCGGAAAGCACATATAAACTCGCCCAGCATTTTCGTACAGTGGGTCAGCATTATAAGGCGTACCATTATATTAAAGAGGGAATCAAGGTACCATATCCCGTTAGCGATTGTCTGTTTATCGAGGCAAATGTGTACCGTGGACTCTTTGACTACGAGGCCAGTATTGTCGAGTATTATACTCACGAGGATAAGCGTGTTGGTCTGCGAAGTTCTTTTCGCTATCTCATGCGCGCATCAGAATTCCGAGACAATGTCATTCAGAACCTGCATTTCTATATGAAACCTATTGGACAGGGTGAACGCCTGACCTTGCCAACCCCTTTTCCTCACTATACCCCTTCTGCAGTTTCTATTGATGTCTACCCTATGGCAAATGTGCGCTACATTAATTACTGGATGGAAAATGGGGAGTATAAGACACGCGACTGTCCAGTCGATACACAGAACGCCTATGTGAATCTGGAAACGGGGGAGTATACTGCCATGACATCGCCTACCGTCAAGGCTGAGTCACGGGTGAAAGGGTTAGAAGACGTGCGTCTGTATCGCGATAATGAACTGCGCTGTATTGCAACATCGGTATACGAACAGGATCCTGGGCGAGTGTGCCAAGTTATCGCCTCCTATGATCAGGGCATATACAAGGATTTGACTGTCCTAGCATCTCCCTTTGGCCGCCCATGTGAAAAGAATTGGATTCCTGTGCCTGAGACAGGCATGTTCATTTACGACTGGTATCCCTTGCGCGTGGGATCTGTACAGGGATCTTCATTGCGTATCCAGATCGTTCACGAGACTCCTCCTCTCTTTCAACTGTTTCGTGGATCGGCGTGTATACGTTCTGGCCAAGGATATACAGCTCTGATACATTTTGTAGAATATTCCAAGCCAAGGAAATATTATCACTGCCTCGTGGAATTAGATCTTGCGTATAAACCCAAGAGAGTCACTCTTCCGTTTGTCTTCTATTCAGCCTCTGTCGAATATTGCATCTCCTTTCGCAAGGAAGAGGACTATATTTTCTACGTCAGTCAGATGGATGCAAACCCGTCAAAGGTTACGATACGACAGGCGGGATTAGAGTGGGTAGGAATGTAAAAAAGTTGAAGTTAGGGACTAGCTGAGCCGGCTAGTCTATGGAGACACGCCAGTTAACCGACGACGACTATGATCATGTGGAGAGACTCTTTCGGTCAACCTTTAACATACCTATAGGAGATCTAAATATCTCCTGGGCAGAACGATGTGACCAATCGGTTGGGATCTTTGTAGGGAAGATTCTTATTGGATTTATTATTGCATCATATCATAAATCTTCGAAGGAGAATCTATATATTGACTATCTTGGACTGCATGAAGACTTTCGTGGAAGTGGGCTAGGCACACAAGTCTTACTGAACTTGGTAAAATCAGCGTATTCTGTTAAAGGGAGTATTCATCTCTATCCAGAGAGGAGTAGTCTGATTTCTTGGTATGAGAGGAATGGATTTCGTAAGACTCATAATGGGTATTACGTATTTCATTCGTATCCTACGCGGGCACAGAGGGAGGTGCTCGAACGTCTAGCTCGCTAAACATCTAGGCTTATCCATACCAATGACTTCATTGGGATCTCGAGGAGAGTTGGGTTACAGTCATTTTGAGATGCAATACATAACAGTTTTTCATTCTGAATATGGATTCCCAGCGTATATTCGATTTGATTCTTTATGAAGTAATAGGGGACAGTGTATGCGATGATATGAAAATCTGTCGTCAGTTTGACGAGCATATGATAATATTTTCTCGGACACGTTTCAACGACGCAGTGTACCATCGTATATAGAAAGGTGTCATAGACAAAGGTGGATGACCCTCTAACATGGTGAAATATATACGGGGTTGGATGTTCGACTTCTGTGTGAAAGTGACCGTCGACGACTCTTCCTATTATGAGAGGATGCCAGGAATAGACGAATCGCGAGTCGTCCTCATATGCCCTATTCAATGGAATCCAGTTTTTTTCCACAGGTGAGTCGCGAGGAGAATGCATGGGGGATAATGAGACAAGACTCTTCGTCTCCAGATCATAGATTCCTTGGATTTCCTGGATAAGTCCATTATGAGAATATTCACACGTGGTTCCTGAAAAATGGATAGTCGCACCCTTACGAAAGAGACGAATATCTTCGATGCCGTGAATATTCCTATCATGGTGAGGAGGAGTAGGAATGGTCATTTCCTCTTGCTCAGTGAATGTAGAAAACGTCGGGTCTGCAATCATAGAAAAATTACGTGTCCTCAGATGTGCATGAGGACTTAGAAGACCCCCTTCTGACATGAGATAGGCACCGTTCCCTTGGATGCGATAGTTTACGTATCGGATATTCAGAATAAATCCTTTGGATAGCGGAAGGATGGATGTCGAGGTAGGAAGAAAATCAGGGATCTCTGTAACAGGAAAGGGGAGTGTCGTTGAGGGAAAGGGGATCACATAGTATTGAAGATTTACATAATCTAGATTCTTAAATCTTGAATAGGATACCGTAAAATCAAGCAAAGCTTCTTCTTTAGGGACACCAACATAGAAGTTCAGTATACTTCGTTCGTAGGCGAAGTCTGCGGTGTCTTCCTTAATCGTTTGATACAACGTCCATGCTTCGGCGTGTTTTCCTTGGAGTCTTAGAGATTGTAATTGCTGCATTTACTTAGATGTAGAGGAAAAGGGGGACGAGGGAACGCGACACGACGAAGCCATATCTAAATCACCGTATAACTTGCTCCTGATCCATATAAGACTTTCACATCTGTCATATTTGGAACTGAGTTAATCGTAGGATTTGTTACCGTTGCTCCTGGAACGGCAATTGTCACAGGAGTTCCTGTCGTATTTTGAATCTGAATATTTGATGTATTTGAAAAGGTAAAGGTTTGTGTTGGATAGGTGAGAGGAACTTTGACAATGGCCGATACACTACTCGTTGTCATTGTATACAGAGAATTTGAATACATATTCACTGTTTGTGGATTCGTTGGTATTGTTGTACCCGAGCTATATGCATATCCGTCGAACGTTAAATTTTGACCAGATCCTGAGTATGTTGAAACAATGCCTGTTTGATCGACAATTCTAATCCGATTATTTCCTGAATCAGCGACGAGGAGATTAATTCCTTGCATGACGATTCCTAGTGGCGCATTGAATTTAGCATTGGTTCCTGTGGCATTAGAAAATCCTGCCGTCGATCCTGCAAGAAGGGTGATATAATTTAGTGTATTTAAATTTATAACTACAATACTATTATTTGGAGTATCCGTGATATATAGATTTGATGAAAATAGTACGAGTGAGTTTGGTCCTG